AAACTGAAACAGTAGAAGAAACAGAAGTAGAAAATGAAACTGAAACAACAGAATCACAAGAAGAAACCAACACAGATGTAGCAGAAGAAGAAACACCAACACAAAATGATCAAACAGATACTCAGATATCAGTAAATATACAAGATATTGCAATAAAGGTTGCAGATAAAATAAAAACAATAGATGGTCAATTGAAGGCGACACAGATGATCGTTGCCAAGGTAATGCAAAATAATGATAAAATAAGTTCATATTCAAACATCAATCAAGATATATTTATTCAACCACAGATACAAGATATTGACATTGGTACATACACCAACAATACTTATGTAGATATAAGAAATATATATCCTAATCAAACATACGAGGACAGATTATGGACATCAAGACAATAGCGACAGGTATAGGTATAGTAATTACGATTGCAGGACTTTTTGTATATCAAGGTCAATTGATAGAACGAGTTGAGGTTTTAGAATCGAAAGTTGTTGATACCAAACCTATTGAAAAAGATATAATGGCCATAAAAAAAGATATTGAACAGCTACAAAAAAAGAGCAGTAATCCATTGGCACAATAAGATGTCAGCAGATGTATCAATAGCATTTTCATTTGCCATAGCTTTTTTGATTGCAGGATTGTTTATATATTTTCGTTAATGAGCTATCATTATATTATTAATAAACAGAGGTTATCATGGCAGGACTAACAATAGTAACAGCAGAAACAGCATTTGCAGTAACATCAGCAGAGGTTAAAACACATTTACGAATTGATGGATCTGATGATGATACCCAAATTGATAATCTAATAAAAACTGCACATAACTGGGCTAAAAGATATACAAAAAGAAGTCTAACAACACAAACATTAAAATTATCTATAGATGCTGTATATGATACTGATATCCCACTGCGAGAAGGTATGTATATTGGCGTAGATCAAGATATCACAAGAAGAAGTATTTTATTACCTGAATCGCCTGTCGCATCAATAACGCATGTAAAATCTTTTGATGATTCTGATACAGAAAGCACATTTGCATCAGGTAATTATATGCTTGATAGTGCAGGTGTACCTGCTAGGTTTGTTTTAAGAAATGGCAAAAGTTATCCGACAGGTCTTAGAGTTGCAAATGCATTGGAGATTACTTATGTAGCAGGTTATGGTGCGACAACTGCAGTACCATTTGATATAAAACTTGCTTGTTTGAATTATATTGCATACCTATTTGAACATAGAGGTGATCAAGATACGCAAATCAAGGTACCAACATCAGCAACACAATTATTGCAACCATATGTTATAAGACAATTTGGTACAAATCCATATCGAGGCACTGCACATTATGGAGGCATGATTTAATGTCCCTTATTGGTGAAATGAGAAATAGAGTTATATTACAAACCCTTGGTGGATCAATAGATGCAGGAGGTGGCACAACATCTACATATTCAACAGCAACGACTGTGTGGGCTAAGGTAGAAAATTTATCAGGTAGCGAATCATTATTCGGTGATCAATTAAGAGCAACAGCTAGTTTTAGATTTACCATAAGATATTATTCTGCATTAACAGAGAAGAATCGTATATCTTATGATTCAAAAACATTTGACATACAATATATTAAAGATATAGAAGAAGGCAGAAATAAATACCAAGAAATATTGGCAACAGAAGGTGTGGCAACATAATGGGAATATCAGTACAAATAGATAGCAAGATAGATCAAAATAGAAAAAAACTTGATAAATTGTTTATGCAAAATGCAGTTAGACATGTTAATCGTGTTGCTGTTTATTTTCAAAATGAGGTAAAAAGAGGTATGCAAAGAACACCAAAAACAGGAGAGAAATATCGTAAGGGTAAAAAAATACATATCGCATCATCTGAAGGCAACCCACCTGCTATTGATACAGGAAGATTAGTCAGCAGTATATTGGTAAGTAATGCTACAGGTTTGGGAGCAGTGCCAGTAGCTAAGGTAAAAACAAATGTTGAGTATGCTTATACATTAGACAAAGGGAATTTAAATAGACCATTTATGAGTAAAAATAGCACTGCTTATCAAAAGGCAAGATTATTTTCACAAAAAATTATGAAAAATATGTTTAGGTAATATTATGGGATTTCATTCATTCGATCTACAAACAACAATATTTACTACATTATCAAACGATTCTTCATTAGATACAAAAATTGGTAATAATAAGGTATTTGATAGTGTTGCACCACAAGACACTGCATATCCATATGTTGTTATAGGTTTAGAAAATAGCAGAGAAAATAACGCAAAAGGCAGATCAGGAAGAACATACAATGTAGATATTGAGTGTTGGTCTAAATATAGGGGACAAAAAGAGATCAAGGAGATTATGGAAATATTGCACAATCTTTTTGATAATGTTAGTCTAAACGTGTCAGGTGCGACTTCGGTTATAAGCACTGTTGTTTCAACAATAACCCTTGTTGAGGGTGATGGGATAACAAGACATGGAATAATAAATATAGATTTTTTAATATTTGATTAGAGGTAATTATGGCAGTTTTAAAAGGTAAAGATTTTTTATTAAAAGAAAATTCAACAGGATCGGCAGCGACTATTGGGAGTATGAGAAGTACCTCAATGACAATCAATGGCGAAATGATTGATGTAACAAGTAAAGATAGCAACCCATTTGTATCAGGTGGTACTGCATTAGGTAGAGATATACTTGATGGTGGAGGTGTTAATTCTATGAGCATGACATGCTCTGGCATATTTGATGATACAAGCGCGCTTAATAGAATGATTGGTTTTGTTAATGCAGGTACAAATCAGGCATATGTTATGCAATTCGGTGATGGTAGTAATTATTCAGGTAATTTTAAAATAACATCATTTGAAACAGGTGGTGAATATAATGCTGAACAAACATATAGCATTAGTTTAGAATCTACAGGTCAGGTAGCTTATACATCAGCATAATATGTGGATAAATAAAAACATTAAACTTGGCTCTAATGATTTAAAGTGTTCAATCAGAATCAAAGATGAAGTTATTGAGATAGAACTGCCATTCGTTGAAGATTATGAAGAATTGTTAGAGTCTAAACAGATCACAATTGATACCAAAAAGTATAATGTTATTTCAGTTGTAGATATAGCTGAAAGACATGAAAAATTATTTATTTCATGCTCACAAGAAAAGAGTAAGAAAACAGAGAGGGGGACTAATGAACAATCCAATAAGAGCAGAAAAAACAGTTAAGGTAGGCGATACCGAATATAAATCTCGTATGTCGTTAGACACCATTATGCGAATAGAAGATTCGCTAGGTACATCAATTCTAAAGGTTGGTGAAAAATTAATGTCTAGAGATATAACGCAAAGAGAATGCTTGATAATCTTAACATTATGTATCAGAGCAGGTGGCAATGATATAGAAGAAAAGCAAATAACAAAATTGATGTCGCAACAAGATTTGGTTAAAACAATAACCACAATAGGTGAATTGTTCTCATTGGCTCTACAGACCAATAATTCTGAAAATTCTGAAAAAAAAAGCTAACAGAAGAAGATCAAAAAATACCCATAGATAGATACATTGAGATTTTGGTTGGTATGTTACATATACCGCCAAATCAAGTATGGGATATGTCATTAAAAGAAGTTACACTAGCGATTAAAGGTTTTAGAGAATATAATGGTGGTGATACAGATGAACCAGTCACGAGAAATGATATGGAAAAATTAAAAGAATTATATCCTGATTATTAAATATGGCAGATTTAGATAAACTTGTAGTACGAATTGAGGCAGATTTAAATGATCTTAAAAAAGGTCTAACTGATGCCGAAAGGAAAATAAAAGATTCATCAGGTAAGATGGGTAATAGCTTTAAAAAGCTAGATAAGGGATTAATCAATCTCGGATCATCAGTAGTTAAATTCGGATCAATATTCGCAGCGACATTTGGTGTACTCGCAATAAAAGATATCATTGGTGTTGGTATTGAAATTGAAACACTAAGAATAAGATTCAAAGCATTATTTGGATCTGCAGAAGAAGGCGCAAGGGCATTTGAAGAATTACTTACATTCGCAGGTAAAGTACCATTCTCACTAGATGAAATACAAGCAGGTGCAGGTGCATTAGCAGTTGTATCAGAAGATGCAGAAGAACTTGCAAAAAATTTAGAAATCACAGGTAATGTCGCGGCGATGAGTGGTTTGACATTCGTTGAGGCAGCACAACAAATTCAAAGAGCATTTGGTGCAGGAGCAGGTGCAGCCGAAATGTTAAGAGATCGTGGTGTTCTTGCCATGGTCGGTTTCGAGGCAGG